TTACAGGTGCGCTAGCGGGTTGAGAGTCTTAGCTTCGGATAAGTGATCGGGGGCAAAGTGAGCATAGCGCATTGTTACTTTTATGTCGGTATGCCCGAGAATTCTTTGCAGTACCAAGATGTTGCCGCCGTTCATCATAAAGTGAGATGCAAACGTATGGCGCAGCACATGTGTGAGTTGTCCGGCAGGGGTTTCAATGCCAGCGCGTTTTAATGCGGAACGGAATGCTGCGTAGCACGATGAAAATAGCGGCTTGGCCCGTCGTGTGGTAGGTAGCTCGTCGAGTAGTGATTCAACAACTGGAACTGCCCTGTTTTTCTTGCCTTTGGTTTTGACAAAAATAATCTTGCCGCCCCGAATCTGATTGCCTTTGAGGCTTTCGGCTTCTCCCCATCGCGCCCCAGTAGCGAGACAAATTTTTACGACAGAGAGCAAATCTGGAGAGCGGCTGTTTTCGCATTCGGCCAATAAAGCACGAATGTCATCTGTTGTCAGATAAGACATTTCAGACTCAGCAATTTTAAACTCGCGTACGTTTTCTAATGGGTTCGCGGCAGCCCATTCATCCAAGCGTTTTAGCTCGTTGAAAACAGCTCTGAAATAGGCCAGTTCAAGATTTACTGTTCGTGGTGTAACGGTCTTGACCCTGTTTGAACGGGTGATTTTTCCGGATAGTCTTTGCTCTCTATAAGCGGAAAACATTTTTGCTGAAAACTCAGTTGCTAATGGGTTGCCCATAGCTTCACAGGCAAACTCCATGGTGGTTTTGCGTTTCAGACCATCAGACAAAGTGATGCCGTGGGCGTTAAACCATGTGTAAACTAGATCTATCAGACGGCGTTTATCTGACTTTTCGCCTAACCATGGTTTGTCCTGCGCTTGCTCTTTGACATATCGTTCAAAAGCCATAGCTTCGGCTTTGGTTGCAAACTGCCGACGGATGCGTTTTCCATCTCTGCCATTCGGGAATACTTGGGCTTGCCACTTACCATTGCTTAATTTACTTACAGCCATGACTCAGCCTTGTTCGATTGCTTGCATCAGTTCTTGCCAATGCTCCTCGCTAAGGATTTTAAGAGGTATGCCTTTATTGTCCCTATAATCAATGGCTTGTTCGATTTTTCGTCCAAAGCTCTGAAATTTCCAATCTTTCGAGCTAAGCGCACCAATAATTAGATAATCTAAATCTTGTGTAACGCGATCAGATATTTTACATCCGAGTTTTATTAGGTCTGCTTCACATTGACGGCGTGAACCACATAGAAACTTACCAGTGAGGCATACTTTACTGTCTTCTGGATAAAATTCGTCAATGTCAATGATGTCTACTGGTGATGTTGTAGAGTATCCATCTACGATACCCTCTGAAATGTTAGAACCGGTGAGCGCGGTGATTTCTTGTAATAGTAAAGTTCGCTCATCCTCCGTTATAACTCCATCACTGAGGATTGCCTGAACTAATGAATATAAGTGCTTGCCGGGATAATTGCGCTTAAGGGCAATGTTTGAGGAAAGGAACCAGTTAAGATAGTTAATTTCCTTGTCACTCAGATGGTAATCAGAGGCCACTCCTTTACATAGACCTTCCAGTAGATGCTTGTCTGAATCAGTCGAATAGAGGTCTATGTTCGGTGTATCCATCAGGCCTCGTTGCATTTCGAGTAGCAATTCTTTTAATTCACTGAGTTCGAATTGCTCCACAACCCCATCAGACAGGATGTCAGAAATTTTTTCTCTGATGCAATTTACATAATAGTTTTGTGAGAGTATTTCTGACTCCAGAAGCCATGTATCAAGGAAAAGCATTTCCTTTTCACTGACTTTTCCATCACAAGTCATTCCCTCTATGATGTTAATCAGGTTCGCAATGGCTTTGTCTCTATTTTTCGAGTAGTTAAACGCGCTGAACTGACTCATATCTGATCTCCTTATCCTATAAACTCTGTTTTGCTTATTATCTTACCAAGAACTTTTATCTCTGACGCTGCGCACTCAAAAGATGCTTTTCCGTTCTCTATTCGTAACTGTCCGCCGGGAAACCGGTAAATTTCTCTGATGCTGGTTAAGCTATCAATTTCAACTAACCAGAAGCCGTCAACAATTTCACCTTCGTAGGTATCAACTAGGTAAGATGTCCGTTCTGCGATGACAAAATACGGGTTAGATAGACCGTTTGGAAGGGTGCTTTTATCTACAAAAATATCGTATAGATACGTGATTTTCCCATTAATCAGGCTCATTTGCCTTATCGATGTGATTCTTTCATCTCTTGAGCCAACAAAAGCATTTCCAACCCCAGTACTAAGCCAAATCAGCGACGCATTTGTTTCTAGATGGCAAAGGATTACCCAATCAGCAGGGAACGTATCTCGGGCATATCTGTTGGCCATTGTGCTTTGAGTTACACCAAGATGGCTACAAAGAGAGGTTTTTGTACTAAAACCATAGGCTGACATGATCCTGTCAATGACTTCTTTCCCGCCTCTGTTTTGAAACATAACATCTTGAACAGAGGAGTGAGCGTATCCATTTGATTCTTTTATCTGTGGCATTATATTTTCGTGCTCAAAATATCTCGAAGCATAAAAAACTGAGTGCGTTTTCCATTCAGCCTATTTTAATTTAGCGGTCGAAAAATTCTGTTTTGCTGATAATTTGTCCCAAAATTTTTATTTCATCTGTTTGACATTCAAATGATGCTTTTCCGTTTTCAACCCGAACTCGTTCCGAAGGGATTCGATATAGTTCGCGTACACTAACAAAACCATCGAATTCTATTAGCCACAATCCATCATTAATTTTTCCGTTAAAGCTATCCACCACATACAGCTGCTTCTCAAATGTAACTAGAAATGGGGATGTGAGGTCGGTTGGCATGATGCTGGCATCAATACTGACCCAATCAGTATCAGTGAAGTTACCATTCGAAATGGTTTTTCGTTCCAATATGAGGTTTTGGGGGGAGGTGTTATCAGAGTACACTGGCCCTTTACCATAGATGAGCCATTCCAATGTTGCACCTGTTTCCATGGAACAGATTAAAACCCAATCTGCGGGGAAATTCCCCCTAGATACGCGGTTTGCCAATGTGCTTTGAGACACATCTAGGTGCTTACACAGGGCTAGTCTTGAAGTGTAACCGTAAGCCGCCATGATGCGCTCTATCGGTTCCTTGCCACCATCAGGCAGTTTGATTGCCTTACGCTTAGTGAAATCTTCTGTTGACTGTCTCAATTGAGATCCTTACTATTTGCTTATCGTAAGTCGTGTGCGTAATGTTGTCGTAAGGTGATTAATAGTGAGTTAATCACTTAAACTGAGGAATAGTGCATCATGGATCGTAATTTTTCAATGCGTCCAAGTATCAATCTTGTAGTGTCAGAGCCATTTGTCACGTTGGATGAGTTCTGCCGTAGAACTGGCTATAAACCGTCGTATGCCCGCCAAATGATTCGAGAGAATCGCCTGCCAATCCGCAAGAAAGCTGGGGTTAATAGCCTCGTTGAAGTCAACATGTTTGCCCTCACCATGGAAGCAGCTTCAGGATATGAAGTCACGATGCGTGCTTGATAAGTTCCATTTTGGGATGTCTTAGGGACGAATGCTATGTTTGATTTTCAGATTTCCAACCATCCTCATTTTGATGAGGCATGCCGCAAGTTTGCACTGGCGCATAATCTGAAAGTACTTGCTGAAAAAGCAGGGATGAATGCCCAAACACTTCGCAACAAACTCAACCCAGAGCAGCCGCATCAGCTGACTTGGATTGAAATTCTTGTACTGACCGACATAACCGAAGATGCAACGCTAGTTGATGGTTTTCTTGCCCAACTGCATTGCTTGCCATGTGTTCCCGTAAATGAAGTTGCGCAAGAACACCTGCCTGTCTACGTCATGAAAGCCACCGCCGAGATCGGACAAATCGCAGCTACTGCAGCTGTCGGTGGAAAAATGCCGCACAGCAGCAAGCACCATGTAGTCGATAGCGTGAACTCGGGGATTCGGTATCTCAGTCTGGCCGCCTTATCGCTGCAGGCCAGATTGCAAAGTAACCCTGCGCTGATGAACACCGTTGAAACATTTTCGAATGGCATCGGTGCGACATTTGGTCTGGGTTGATAGGGGGATTTATGGCCGCAGTGACTATGTCTTGTGTCGTGAGCCAGCCGGTCGGTTTCCGCCAGTTGTTGGCAAAATACTTAGCACCAAACCGCTGGACAGGGACATGCAATTTTTGGGACTCATTGAGCCTTTATGACCGTATAACAGTTTGTTTCCATGCGGGACTCAAGAAGGGTCATGCAATGACGTGTTTTAGCGAATTGTCCCAGAGCGAACGTGAAGCAATTGTTTGTGCCATTGATGATTTGCGGAAAGCCTTCGCCAAATACCGTAAGCATGGTGTGAGTAACACCACCTTTCTGAGCTGGTTAACCGCAGAGCAACGCAAAACACTTTTCAAACATGCGGGATTGTCAGAGCGAGAATACATGCAGCCATATTGTTATGTAGACAAGGATGGTTGCGAGTGGGCCGGTGATGTTATCCGTGCAATGAAAGAGCTATTCCACCTTTTTGACGATGCTCCGTCAGTCCTTTCAGCTGTAAAGCCAGAAGAATACGCCTAATTAAATAAATCAATAAGTTAACTAACGCACTTCACTGTGCGGGGGATTTTTTACCCAAAACGGAGGGAAAAGCATGTTTTGGGGCACGTGGTTAAACATCGATGGTGCTTACAACCCGCGTTATCCGGCCTTCGAAATTGAAGCGGAAAGCATCGCGGAAGCGACAGAAAAGCAGGCGAAAGAACGCGGCAGCAAAGTGATTTTTCAGAACGCCGCCATAGCCATTCTGGACGTTAAGACCATCAAGAAAACAAAAGCGAAACACATAGAAGACATACGACGGCTAGCCATCACGGATGCGCCATTAATTCCACAGCAAGGAGTGTAGAGATGAACCGCAAACATACTGAGTTACTCAACCAAGCCGCACATAACCGGAAGCTCGGTGATCGTAGTCGGGCGGCTTTGTTTTTGGCGCTAGCACAGACAGAACGCCTAATGGTCACGATGGAGAAAAAATATGCAAACAAAGCGACTGCAGTTTTGGCGTAAGAGCCATTTAACTGCGCTTGCGAATGCTTGCTCCGCTCCAACCAAGGCGCTGCGAGCAATGAATCTAAGCATGGCTTCTAACTGCCGAGTTGAAATACAGAGATTGAAAAACCATGAGCACTACCAGCATTGATGACGCAAAACTTGATGATGTAAAAAGCTGGTCACGCTCCCTGTCTGCAGCAGTGCGTCACGCCATTGCTGCAGACATGCACGATTACTTCACCCATACCGGCAAGCACATCAAACCTGATGCGCCTGCCGTTGCACCAGCCGCACTTCCACCAACCCGCCCACTGCAGCGCCCAATCCCTACCGGACTGTCACGCACAGAGTCTCTGTTGTGGGAATTCGACAAAGACGACCATGATTTCCGGCATACATACCTAAAAGGCGTACCGGACTTCATCGCTGGCTACTTCGGCAAACGCTATCAGCACATCTATGAAAAAGAAGGCCGTCGCCGTGCCAATACCTTTTTGCGCGAAACAATGGGCAAGAAAGTATTGGCACGTCTGCAGCTGGTTATGCGCAACTACAGAACTGCGCCAGAAAACCTGCGCTTCAACGCATCGTATGGCGCGGATGACCCGTTTCAGGATTCATGCCGCACAACCAACCTGACTATCGAATCTATCAAGCCGGCCGCAGCAGCAGTCACTCTGCTGGCTGAAATGTCACGTGACCAAATCGACAAATTGGCAGAGAAAACTGCCGATGGCCTGTTTGGTGAACTGACTCGCTATTTCGAAATCATCACCGGCAAATGTGCTGATGATGGTGATTTGAAGATCATGACCGGCGTGTACAAACACATGGCTGAGTTAACCCACTCGCTGGGTGTCGATGTTCCGTACTGGGAAAATTACAGAAAGGGAACACTGACAGTGCCACGGTGTGAGTCAGCACTGCTGCGCATGACCTGCAAAAAGTGGTGGACGCGCAAACTGCGCACCATGGGCGCGCGCATGTATGAACATATGGCCATTGCCGCCGGACAAGTTCAAAAAGCCGCATCGCCGTATGTTTCCCGCCGCTGCCTACGTGATTGGCACGAACAGAAAAAGCGCAATGCCGAAATGATTAAAGCCATGGCGCTGCGCAATAAAGAAACCGGTGAAGAAGTCCCCCTGGCTGATTCCGTGTATGCGTCAGTGGCAAACCCAGCAATTCGCCGTTGCGAACTGATGACGCGCATGCGCGGGTTTGAAGACATCGCCAACAACGAAGGGCTAGAGGGAGACTTCTATACCCTGACCGCACCGTCGGCATACCACTCCACCCATATCAATGGAGGATTTAATGAGAAGTGGAACGGCTCCAACCCACGCGACACACAAAAATACCTGTGCGGCGTGTGGGCCAAAGCTCGCGCAAAACTGAACCGCGAAGGGATCCGAGTCTTCGGCTTTCGTGTAGCAGAACCGCACCATGATGGTACCCCGCACTGGCACATGCTGCTGTTTTTCCGCCCTGAGAATAGAGAGGCCATTCGCAGCGTGTTGCGTGAGTATGCGCTGCAAGAAGATGGTGATGAAGCAGGGGCAGAGTTTGCTCGTTTTAAAGCCAAAGAAATCGACCCAGCTCTAGGAAGCGCTACCGGATACATCGCCAAGTACATATCAAAGAACATCGATGGCTATGCACTGGACGGCGAGAAAGACGACGAAACAGGGGAAGACCTGAAAGAGTCATCTAAGTCCGTTACTGCGTGGGCGTCACGCTGGCGTATCCGTCAATTCCAACAAATCGGCGGCGCACCAGTCACCGTGTGGCGTGAGCTGCGCAGACTGCGCGACCAGAAGTTTGAACACAAAGATATGGATGCCGTGCTTGCTGCTGCAGACGTTGGTTGCTGGGCTACATACACCAACGCACAGGGTGGCCCTCTCGTTAATCGTCGAAGCCTAGTGATCCGTCTTGCGTACAAAAAGCGCGATGAACTTAACGCCTACGAAGAACCAGTTGTAGTTGTGGCGGGTGTTTGCTCGCCGTGGCATAGCCAGCTGCCAGTTATCGATACACGTCAAATTGAGTGGGAGATAGTCCCGCGCTCCAACAAACAAGACGCAGCGCCAGCAGCGTCTGCTCTTGCTCTTTCTGGGTGCGAAGCGCCCCCTCGGAGTTCTGTCAATAACTGTACGGGCCGCGCCCACGGTATTGACGACAACACCGGTAGCGGGGTTGCTGAAAGATTAATTACTGAACTGAAAGCCAGAGGCTTCGGTATGTGGGGAAGCAGCAACGGGCTGCGATCACCTGACTTCGATACGCAGTCACTACGTGAAACAGCAGAGCTATTGCTACGGGGATGCCGGTTCAACGCCGGTAGCGGAATGAGTTTGCACATGCAGAACGGCAGGTTAGTAGAAACAGAAAACTTTACGTGAGGGTTATCTAATGGAAGCAGCAAGCAGAGCCAGCGGGTGGTACAAGGTACAAATGTTTGATGAGCCACGGTCAGAACTGGCGGCGTATGACGCTGAGTCGGGTGAATGGTTCGTCAATGGTGATAATGAGCGGTTCCAAGATAAGCACTTCAGCTTTATCGGGAAAAAGATGGTTATGGCACCGAGTGGGGAGTTGATGCCCATCAAAGAAAATGTGATGCCAACCGGTCGGGTGCATGAGCTGAAAATATTACCCCAGTTTTTTAACTCGGTGATTAGAGGGGATAAGCGTGCAGAGCTGAGGAAAAATGACCGTGATTATCAGGTGGGCGATGCTCTAATGCTGCGAGAGTGGACTGAAGATCATGGTTATAGCGGGATGGTGACAGCTCAGATTGTCTGCGATGTATGTGATGTCGGGTTTATTGCTGAAGGGTATGTGATGCTGAGTCTTTATGAAGTAGAAGCATTTTTTTGCCGTATTTAATTGATACATCACGAGACATGCACAGAACTTGAAGACAATTATTACTGAGGGTGTATCCAATGACAGCAACAACGCGAGTACAGAACCACTTCACCAAAGAACAGATTTCAACGCTGATGATGAAGTTTCAGCAAGAAATGCTTGATTGGCATCGAGTATGGTTTGAAGCAGGAAAGCAGTTTCGAGTCAGAAATATCATTAAATTTCCTAAGGCAGGGGCGACATCTTATTTTGCTAAAGAGGCAATGCTTGATGCCTTGGTTACAGGTAGAAACCAAGTATTCATTAGTCAAGATGAGTCATCGGCAGATTATGTTAGGGCGATTATGTTTGAGTTCGCCATGGAAGTCGGTGTGAGAGTTCGGTTTGATGGCCGCAGGGAGCGGCAACGGTTAGTACTAAGCAATGGGGCAGAAATTGTGTTTTCCTATGAACCACTAAAATACCTTCTTGCATTCAGTAGTTGTGTCTATGTGGATGATTATTTCTGGATGGATGATTTCAGGAATACACTGAAAATTGTAGCAGCCATCGCTCTGCAAAAGAGATATCGCAGGACTTTCTTCTCCTCTTTATCCAGCCTGTCACATGACGCCTATCCGTTCTGGAGTGGTGAGCTATCCAACCGTTTCAAACCAAAAGCCGAACAAATAAAAGTAGACCTAAACCCTAAAGCACTACAGGTCGGACGTTTATGTGAGGACGGCCAATGGCGGCAAGTTGTGACCGTTGAAGGTGCTTGGGCCGCAGTTCGGAATTTATACAACATTGACAAGCTTCGCATGAGTTGTTCGAAGGAGGAATTCTACCGGCTATTTATGTGCACATTTCAGGGTGATTAACGGAATTTATTCATCGAAAACCTGCTAATAAGTATCTGATTGGTCAATGATTATCCATTGCCACCCTTGCATTATAAAAAATGAGTTTAGGATTTTAGGTAAAAGGGGCACTCCGATAGGAGATGTGTATAGCAAAGTATACACATCTAAAAATTTAGTAAGAAAAACAGATAGAAAAATTTATCCGGTCGATATACTGTATATATGTACAGTGTTGAAAGGAAAAGGAGTGGTTGTGTCTGATCTTTTCACTGAGTCCCTTGCGTTGCAGCGTATCCAACTCATCGCACGTGTCGTGTTGATGGACGTATGTAGCGGGGATGATAAGGAACTGGCGTTGGTCTGGATTAGTGAGTTGACTGCTCAGTTGTTAGAGCAGGTGAATAACAAAGACGAACGCCGAGAAATGTCGGCCTCATGCCAGTGAGGAGGGGTTAATGAGAGTTGAAATTCTTTTTGATAAACAAACTAAAATTTCCCAATCCGTCATGGATGCTTTAGAGAACGAACTGGCAAAGAAAATCCATCCCATGTATCCGAATGCTAGGTTTCGGGTTGCCAAAAGTAGCAGCACACTGCTGCAAATCACTGGCACTAAAAGTGAAGAAGACCACAAGGCCATCCAATCAATAATCCAAGAAATCTGGGAAGATGACAGCTGGTTACCGAGCTAACTCGTTGTGCATGAAAGATGGCTGTTTAGCGCATGGATCTGCATGACTCATTTAGGATCAAATTTAGCACCCAGCGCCAGCAGTGGCGCTGGATAGCAAGAGTCATGCAGATGCATGAAAAGCCATAGATCAAGCGCGCGGGCGTGGCGGGGCTACGATTGCGCGCGGCAGGCGATAGAGCAGCATCAGCTATGATTTATTTCTAAGCGTGCGAGGTGCTGCTAGTCGAACAGCAATGAGTTGATGGGGGAGCAAGACAAAACAACTCGTGAGTGCTGAGTCGTTTTTAAGTGGCTTGCTGAGGGTATAAAAAAACCGCCGTGTGGCGGTTTTGTTTTTGGGAGTTCTCAGTTGGATATGGAAACCGATAAGTTGCCGTCATCAATATCAAGTTTGTAAGGGTCAAAGCGGATAACCTCTTCGCCAAGCCATGTATTCAGCTCCAGCATTTGGCGTTGCAATGGCATCAACTCATTACGTACAAAGACTTTGCTCGCTTTACCCACATCACCAAAGCCGCCGGTGTTATTAGGAATGATGCCCATCATCTGCGGTGGTACTCGATGTGCGGCCAGCATGTCATCACGGCTGACGTTCTTGATGTTCAGAAACTCATCTTTGGCCGCCACTTCGCTGAGTGGGATTATCTGAATCCCGTCTTTCTTCCCTGCCGGTGAGTACATAAACATGTTCCGGAAATTGCCTGGTCCCTTGGCTTGTTTGAGCGCATTGCGGATATTGTCGACGTCAGACTGGTTTTGGGCTGGGTCGCTCATATACATGATGAAACCCGCATGGCTGCCGTTCAGGTAGTATTTACGGCGAAACAGTGTCGCTGACTCATTCAGCAACGCGGAAGGGATGGCCGCCAGATATTCCGGTAAGCCGTACAGCTCCTGATTCAGATCGGGTTCAAACAGGTGGAACACACTGCCGGCCTCAAACTGGTAAGGCTCAGTGTTGTAGCCGTATTGGGCAAACCAGTAGGTATCTAACTCCACGCCACGGCGCGTGTATTTCGCCAGTGTGGGTTCTAGCGATAGCGTGCCGCCTAACCGGTTCTTTCGCCGCTCCAGATAAGCGTTACCAAAAACCAGATAATCCAGCACAAACCGGCTGAACGCTTGCTGGCTCAGAAGTTTGTGCGGGATGAAGGTGCTGGTCAGAATATTACGCTTCACGTAAATGGCTGAGCTGTGGTGCGTTGCAGCGCGGAAGGTTCGTGCCAATCCATCCAGACTAATCGGTGGCTCGTACCAGTGTTCGGTGCGGGAGCACTCCAAATAATCCAGCAGTTCGCGGCGGTCAAGCACCGGAACTGGGTCACCAAATGTGAAGGCTTCGGCTGCTGGGGCTTGGTGGTTGGCGGTGATCACCGAGCTGGATTTGTTGAGTTTGCGTTTGCGCGTCATGGTTTAGTAAATCTCCACGATATTGGTGTTGGAGGTGGTCATGCCTTCCAGCGGCTCATTGTGTAAGGCGTGCATCGTTGCCCACGCTAAGTCTGCGTGACTGGCCTCTTCGCTGCGGCTGGCTTCATAGGTTGGGCGGCTACCGCTGGCCGTGACGGATTTACGGATAGCCATAAACGATTGGGCAATGTCGGTGTGTCCGGCATCGAACTCCAGACGGCGGTGGCTGATAACGTCATAGGCTTTCAGTACCAGTTCGTTTTTCACGTTCGGGTTGTAAACGAACTCACGCACGGCAGGGAAAAACGCTTTCACGTTTTCATACACGCCGTGGCCGATACCGGTTGAGTCAATGCCGATATAGGTGACGTTGTAGGTTTCAGTGAGCTTACGGATAGATTCAGCCTGTGCGCGGAAATCCATGCCACGCCACTGGAAACGCTCAAGGATTCGGAACTTACCGCCCGGCACCGGCGGTGGGGCAATCACGACACAACCGGCGCTATCACCGTTTGATGTGCCCTTGGCGGGGTCATAGCCAATCCAGACTGGGTTGTAACCAAATGGGCGCAGCGCCAGTGGCTGTACGTCATCCCACACTTCCCAACTATCGACCATGCACGCTTGCAGGTCGGACAGTGGGAACACGGACGCCAAGTCGTCAATGAATTCACACATCAACAGGTTCTGGTATTCCGGTGGACTGTACTCCAAACGCAGCTGGTCAAGGTCAAACAGGTTACAACCGCCGTTAACGGCATCCTCAACGGTGACGATTTGCCGATATTGACCATCAGGGCAAAGTACCCCGCGCGCCAGATTGGTGTGGCTGAGGTCAATTTCTACTTTGTCCGCCTTGGCGCGACCACGGTTAAACAGCGCCCCTGACCAGAATGGGTACGCACTGTGGGTTAGGCTGGATGGGGTAGAAAAGTAGGTTTGACGCCATTTTTTGTGCAGCGCCATACCGGAGGCAACTTTGCGCAGCTCCTGAAATTTCGGGATCCAGAAATATTCATCAAGGTACAGATTGCCGTGATAACTCTGCGCGGTACGGGCATTGGTACCAAGGAAGTACAAGCATGCGCCGTTGCCCAGTGTCATCGGGTCGCCTTTCAGCTCCACATCCACTTCACGGGCAAACTCAATGATGTACTGCTTGAACACATGCGCCTGCGCCTTGGAGGCGCTGAGAAAAATCTGATTACGCCCCGTTGTTAGCGCATCAATCAGTGCCTCACGGGCAAAGTAATACGTGGCACCAATCTGTCGGGACTTGAGCAAGTTCCGGATCCGGTGTTGGTTACCGGCGTTAAACCAGTTTTTCTGATAACCGAATAAGTTGTCGTGGAAAAGCTGCTGCAGTTTTTCCAGTTGCTCTTCACTGAAAACGTTTTTCTCGGGTTGGCGACGTTCGCCGCTGTTACGGCTGCGAATTTTAGGGTTCAGGTCGGCTTCGTTGCCGCCGTTGTTAAATTTACCAATACGTGCGTGGCGTTCGGCCTGACGGGCCAGCAGGTCAATCTCTTTGAAGTCTTTCCCTTCTTTCTGCTCCTTCATAATCAGCTGGCAGTAGCGTGCCGCAGTGGTCAGCTGCATTTGGTCGAGTGGGCCAATGTCGCCCCACTTGTCACGCTTTTTCCAACTGTGTACGGTTGCAGGCTTCTCTCCCAGCATTTCTGCAATGCGGGCGATGCGTAACCCCTGAAAGTACAGGAACATGGCCTGACGACGGGGATCAAAGTCAGTATTTACCGGTGTCGTATTCATACGGCCAGATTACCGACCTGCGTCACGCTGCACCGCTGGCGCTCATTGTGTCAGTGCTCCCACAATTCCCGCGCGTTGTCTCACTACCCCCATCCCCGCAAACATAGTGGCTCAAGATACGTTTTCACGAATGGAGCCTGACAGATGGCAACAAAATCAAAGCGTTTTCGCATTGGGGTTGAAGGGGCGACGACCGACGGTCGCAAAATCCTGCGCGAATGGCTTACCCAGATGGCCGAAAATTATGACCCCGAGGTTTATGGCGCGCGGGTTAACGTCGAGCACATCAAATCCTACTCTCCGGACGGCTCCTTCGGTCGCTATGGCGATGTCACTGGACTGTTTGCCGAAGAGATCCAAGACGGCGCACTGGCTGGCCGCATGGCGCTGTATGCCGAAATCGCACCGACGCCGGAGCTGGTCGAACTCAGCAAGAAAGGGCAGAAGGTTTACACCTCTATGGAGGTTGATCCGGAGTTCGCTGATTTGGGGTCTGCGTACCTCGTTGGCCTTGCGGTGACCGATGACCCTGCCAGTTTGGGGACGCAACGCCTGAGCTTTAGTGCGACAGGGGAAAGTACGCTGGCAAATCGCAAACTCAGTCCGCACAACCTGTTCACGGTGGCCGAAGAAACGGTGATCGAGTTTGAGGACGTGCCCGACCATAAAAACACGCTGTTTACCCGCATTCGCGCGTTGTTCGATAAAAAACAGACCTCAGATGATGCCCGTTTCAGCGATGTGCATCAGGCCGTTGAGCTGTGTGCGTCCGAAGTTCAGCAGACGGCAAAGCAGGTTACTGAGCTGTCCGCCAGTCTTGCCAAAGTGGATGAACTGGAAAGCAAGTTGGAAACCTGCAGCCAACAGCTTGATGAGTTGACCACGCGTCTGAATACCGAAGACAGCAGCTCACAGCGCCGACCATTCTCTACCGGTGGCAGCCATTCACCGTCAGAACAAACTAACTGCTAACGGAGCAGCACCTACATGAAAAAGAATACCAAATTTGCCTTTAACGCCTTCCTGCAGCGGTTAGCCGAACTGAACGACGTTGATGTCGGTGACCTGACCTCAAAGTTTACGGTTGCGCCGTCGGTGAACCAGACGCTGGAAGATGCGATCCAACAATCCTCGGCATTCCTGTCACTGATTAACGTTGTTCCTGTGTCTGAGCAGTCCGGCCAGTTGCTGGGGCTGGGCGTCGGCACCAGTATCGCGGGGACAACCAACACCGACGACAAAGAGCGTGAGCCGACCGACCCTACCGCATTTAGTGATGTGGAATACAAGTGCGAACAGACCAACTTCGATACGGCGCTGCCGTACGCCAAGCTGGATTTGTGGGCCAAGTTTAAAGACTTCCAGCTGCGGATCCGTAACGCCATTATCAAGCGCCAAGCCTTGGACCGCATCATGATTGGTTTCAACGGGACATCCCGCGCGAAAACCTCTGACCGTGCGAAAAACCCCATGCTGCAAGATGTGAATATCGGTTGGCTGCAGAAGGTGCGTAACGATGCGCCAACGCATGTGATGGATGGCATCACCGCCGATGATGGCTCGGTGACCAAGGTTATCAAAGTGGGCAAGGGGGGCGATTACGCCAATCTGGACGCACTGGTTATGGATGCCGTGAATGAAATCATTGACCCCGTGTTTCAGGACGACGACGGTCTGGTGGTGATTTGTGGCCGTGCACTGCTTGCTGACAAGTATTTCCCCCTGGTCAACAAAGAGCAGGACAACAGCGAAGCCATGGCCGCTGAGATGATTATCAGCCAGAAACGCATGGGCGGTTTGCAAGCGGTACGCGCACCATACTTCCCAGCCAATGCGCTGATGATCACCCGTCTGGATAACCTGTCGATTTATTGGCAAGAAGACACGCGCCGCCGCTCCGTTCTGGACAATCCAAAACGTGATCGCATTGAAAACCTAGAGTCCGTGAATGAAGCCTACGTGGTGGAAGATTACCGCTGTGTGGCGTTAGTCGAAAACATCAAAGTCGGCTCATTCGTTGCGGCGGCATCACAACCGGCTGCTGCGGAGGCGTGATCATGCCAAGTCCTGCACGACGCCATTTAATGCGTGTTCAGGCTGAGGAGTCCGCCCAAATGGGCGGCTCTACCTTACGAAACCTATCGGCGTACAACCAGATGTTGCTCAAGCTGGAAGAAGACCAGCGTCGGCTCAAGCGTGTGCAGTCCACGGTGCGTAAGGCCGAACTGAAACGCGAACTCTTACCGTATTACCAGCCGTGGGTGGCTGGGGCATTGGCGACGGGGAAAGGGGCACAAGATGATGTGCTGATGAACATCATGATTTGGCGTGTGGATGCCGGTGATTTTTCGGGGGCGTTGGATATTGCCGAGTATGCATTAAAGCATGGTCTGGTGATGCCAAAGCGCTACAACCGCCAGACGGCCTGCGCCGTAGCCGAAGAAATTGCCGATGCCACCATTCATGCCTATGCGTCCAAACAGCCGGTCGATGTTGACCTTATCCAGCGCACATTGGCGCTGACCGACTCCCACGATATGCCAGATCAAGTACGGGCCAAACTCCATAAAATTTTGGCGTATGGCCTGCGCGATAACAATCAACCGGTGTTGGCGTATGCCCATATCAGTCAGGCGTTCCAGTTCGATAAGAACTGTGGCGTGAAAAAAGATATGGAGCAACTGGAGCGAATTGCCCGTAACGCCAACAACGGATAACAGAACGTGCCCACGCGCGAGGCGGCACGGGATGGCGACAGGCAGATGCCGCATCAAAATCCCGTCCACCGCCTACCAATTCAGAGGAATGCAGGATGGAGTTTGTTGCGCCTGAGCAGCCTGATGGCAAAGCGGAAACTATCAAAAATACCCCGTTTTGGCCGGATGTTGATCTGGAACATTACCGCTTGGCGATGCGTACCGATGGCTCGGTGACGAATGAGCGCCTCAAAGAAGTGGCGTTATCCGCAATGAGTGAAACCAACGCCGAACTGGCGTTGTACAAGGAGCAACAGCAGCGCTTGGGCTTTGCAAACTTGGCTGATGTCCCTGCCGCCACCATCGGTGGATTTAGTGAATTGACCTATTGGTATCGGCGCGCCGTGTATAGCCGCATCAAAGCCAATCTGACTGAGCGTTACCAAGACATCGACACTACCAAGTCAGGGGGGAAACGCGCCGAAGATATGGCGACCGTGATTGATGAGCTGTGGCGTGATGCGCAATGGGCTATCCAGCGTTTGCAGGGGCGAGCACACATGACGGTGGAGCTGATTTAGTGCGAGTGAGAGCCATGCAACATGACACCGTGGATGCCCTGTGTTGGCGCTATTACGGGCGCACTCGGGGCATGACTGAAATTGTGTTGGCGGCGAATCCCGCATTGGCAGATGTCGGCCCGTTCCTGCCGCACGGTATGGAGGTCGAGCTGCCTGATGTGGTGTCTACGCCGACCACGCAAACTGTGCAGCTATGGGATTAACGGATGGAAAAAATCACCACGGCCATGTCCTACGGGCTGGCCCTTTTTTTGGCATGGCTGGGTGGGCTGACCGTGCAGGACGTAGCCTTTTTGACCGGTACGGTGTTGGGCGTCGGGACGTTCTTTGTCAATTGGTACTACCGGCGCAAGACCTATCAGATTTTCAAAGACAAGTCTGATGCATTGAGTAAGGGGATTTATGAACAGCTCAACCGTTAAACGTTGTCTGGTCGGGGCGATTCTGGCACTGGTTGCCATGGTGCCCGGCTATCACCAACTCAAGGTATCTGACGAGGGGTTAAAACTGATCGCCGACTTTGAGGGCTGCCGCCTAACACCATACCGCTGTAGTGCAGGGGTGTGGACGAACGGGATCGGCCATACCGAAGGGGTGACCTCAAAGAGTGCCGTTACTGAACGGCAGGTAGCTGAAAATTTGGTGGCCGATGTCGCACGAACGGAAAAGGCCTTAGCGCGCTGCATGCCTGTGACCATGCCGCAGCCGGTTTATGACGCAGTGGTGAGCTGGGGATTTAATGTCGGCTCCTCTGCGGCTTGTCGTTCTACACTGGCCCACTTTATCAATCAGCGTAATTGGTCACAGGCATGTCAGCAGTTATCCCGTTGGGTCTATGTGGGCGGGGTTAAAAATGCTGGATTGGTCAGCCGCCGCCAGCGTGAGCTTGCCCACTGTCTGCGAGGGGTTAATTGAATGCGGGTATTCGTGGGGATCATGGTGGTGGCGTTGCTGTTGGGTGCGCTGCTCCAGTCTTGGCGCTTGGATAAAGCCCAGCAAACGGTCACAGATTTACGCAGCGACATCGCAGCACTGAATCAGGCCGTGGAAGAGAAAAAACAGCAGATCATCACCTTGAATGAAACGGCCAAAGAGAATGACCGATACCAAGCTACGTTGCAGCAACAAATTGAGGCGTTAACTGCAGGCGTTGCGGCTAAAAATCACCGGATTAAGGAGCTGATTAATGAAAATGCAGAGCTTAAACGCTGGGCTGATACTCCTTTGCCTGCTGGGATTATCCGGCTGCAACAGCGTCCAGCCATCACCGGCGCTGCAGGTTATCATGCGTACCTGTCCCAGCATCACCCGTTGTCAGCTGCCAGCGGCAGCGCCGACAACAAACGGTGAACTGCGTGACGATGGTGATACTGCGGTAGCAGCATGGGCGGCGTGTGCCGCCAAAGTGGATATGATTGTTGATTGTCAGGAGCGCCAGCGTGAAAAAGCCGGAATCATTACGGACATTTCTTTGTGAAAAAGTCCCAGCGTTGGAAAAGAACCCCGAGAACCTGAGCCTGTTTATTGATAATGGCAGCATTGTTTCTACGTTGGCCACGTCTTTTTCCTTTGAGTATCGCTATACGCTCAACGTGATCGTGATGAACTTTTCGGGTAACCAAAACTTACTCATGGCACCGATAGTGGCGTGGCTACGAGAGAACCAGCCCGATGTGCTGAACAATCCGGAGATGCGCGAACGGGCGCTGACGTTTGAGGCCGACATTCTCAACAATACGTCCTGCGATATCAGCATTGATTTGATGCTGACTGAGCGCGTGATAGTCAGCGAGCAAAACGGAAAACTGGTGGTTGAGGCCGTCGGCGAACCATCCCCAGCCGATCCAGATGAATTGGGGTGGAGCCGTGCGTGACTTTATCCAGCTTGAAGCGTGGATGGCAGGGTTACTGGAGCAGGTTAGTCCCGCCCAGCGGCGCAAGCTGACGGCCAAATGGGCGCGTGACTTGCGTCAATCACAGCAGCAACGGATCCAAAAACAGCAAAATCCTGATGGCTCGGCCTATGAGGCCCGAAAACCGCAAAAGCGGATGAAGAAGGGGCGCATCAGCCGCAAGATGTTTCGCAAAATCCGCACCGCGCGGTATCTCAAAGCCAAAGCCACGCCGGATGTGGCCGAGGTCAGTTTCAGTAATAGCCGCGTCAATGACATCGCTAGAGTTCACCAATACGGTTTGCGTGAGCGGCTTGGTAAACGGGGTAGCATCAAGTATCCGCAACGTCAGCTGCTCGGCGTGACCGAAGCCGATGTGGCTCGGGTCGGTGATGAACTGATTAACCATCTGAGCCAGTAATTCCCCATCGCCATTGTGCGGTAAACCATACAACGCCCACCTAATGCGCGTGCTATCGACCTGATGGCACGCTACCCCTCATGAACACTCAATTAACTGAACTGCTGCGGCTACTGCGCAACATGATACGCACCGGCGTCATTACCGATGTTGATGCGGACAAATGGTTGTGTCGGGTTGCCAGTGGCGAATTGAAAACCGATTGGATCCCGTGGCTGACCATGCGTGCGGGAGCATCACGTACGTGGTGGAAACCTTCTGCCGGTGAGCAAGTTTTGCTGTTGGCTATCGGCGGCGAGCTGACCACGGCTTTTGCCCTACCGGCCATTTATTCCGATGAAAACCCGCCACCGTCCAACTCACAAGACGGTTGGGTCGTGACGTTTCCTGATGGTGCCCGTTTTGAATATGAACCGGAATCGGGGCACTTGTCGGTATCCGGCATCAAGAGCCTAAGCATGGCTGCGGCAGAAAGCATGGAGCTTGTCACCAAGCAGCTAACCATTGATGCCGAGCACACGCAGATTAACGGCGAAGTCAGTCAGAGCGGTGGGGCGATGTCATCCAATGGCGTTGTTGTGCATAAGCACGTCCATATCGAAGTGCAGGCGGGGAAAGACAATTCGGGAGGGCCAAAGTGAAGTATCTGGGCATGAACCGGCGTACCGGTCAGCGAATTACCGAACTGGAGCATATCCGCCAATCCATGGCGGATATCTTGGGAACGCCCGTTGGCACCCGTATTGCGCGTCGTGAGTATGGTTCGATTGTGCCGGAGTTAATCGACCAGCCGCAAAATGCGGCACTCCGCTTGCAGCTGATGGCTGCCAGTTACAGTGCCATCACGCGCTGGGAGCCGCGCGTTCAACTGCAAAGTATCCAGATGAAAACGGACATGAACGGAGCCATGGCCGCCGAGCTGACCGGCGTGCTGACGGACGGCACGTTTGCCAGTTTATCCGTACCACTCAAGGGGCATGCGTAATGGCATCAGTCGATTTGTCACAGCTTCCAATGCCCAATGTCGTTGAAGAGCTGGATTTTGAAGTGTTGCTGGCCGAGCGCAAAGAACGCCTGATTTCCCTGTGCCGTCCAGACGACAAAGACGCTATGCGCAGAACGTTGCAAATGGAGTCAGAGCCGATCGTTAAGCTCCTGCAGGAGAACGCCTACCGCGAGCTGTTGCTACGTAAGCGCATCAATGAAGCGGCACAAGCCGTGATGGTGGCGTATGCACGCAGTAGTGATTTAGAACAGTTGGCCGCGAATAACAATGTTCGCCGCTTGGTGGTGACGCCGGAGGATACCAGCACCGTGCCGCCTATCCCTGCGGTTATGGAAGATGATGCCGATTTGCGTGTACGCATACCGGCAGCGTTTGAGGGGTTATCGGTGGCGGGGCCAACGGCGGCCTATGAGTTTCATGCGTTGAGTGCTGACGGGCAAGTGGCTGATGCCAGTGCCATTAGTCCTGCGCCAGCCCAAGTGACGGTCACGGTGTTATCGCGTACCGGTAATGGGCAAGCCGATGAAGCCTTACTGACGAAAGTACGCGATGCCTTGAATGATGAAAATGTGCGGCCGGTTAGTGATCGGCTTACCGTGCAGTCGGCCAGCATCGTGTCATATCGCACTATTGCCCAGCTCTACGTCTATCCGGGGCCGGAGGCCGAACCTATTTTGGCCGCCGCTAAGGCCCGTTTACAAACCTACATCAGCGCCCAGCGTCGGCTTGGGCGAGATATTCGGCTATCTGCCATTTACGCTGCGCTCCATGTGGAGGGAGTGCAGCGGGTGGTGATCAGCGAACCGGCGCAAGACATCGTACTGAACAGAACTCAGGCCGCGCACTGTACGGAATGGGCCGTGACGGTTGGGGGTACGGATGAGTGAACCAACCCTATTACCTACCGGCTCAACGGAGCTTGAACGCAATCTGGCTAAGACCTGTCAGGGCATCAGTGACCTTAACGTGCCGCTGCGTGACCTCTGGGATCCGGATACCTGTCCGGTGAAGTTTCTGCCGTATCTGGCATGGGCACGCTCTGTTGACCGCTGGGACGAGAGCTGGCCGGAGTCGGTCAAGCGGCAAGTGGTGAAAGACGCATTCTATATCCACAAACACAAAGGCACGCTTGGTGCTATCCGGCGTGTGGTCGAGCCGTTTGGTTATCTCATTCGCATTATTGAATGGTGGCAAACGAACGAACCGCCAGGGACGTTTCGGCTGGATATCGGCGTGCAAGACAGCGGGATCACGGAAGATACCTACCACGAATTGGAGCGATTGATTGAGGATGCCAAGCCGTGCAGCCGTCACTTGGCTGGCATGTCAATTCAACTGCAAGTGCAGGGATATGCCCATGTCGGGGCGGCCTGTTATCTGGGGGATACCCTGACCATTTACCCATATTTACCTGAGCACATCAGCGTAGGCGGTGAAACTTATACCGGCAGCGCAGTGCATGTAATTGACTCGCTGGAGATTTGTTATGGCGGCTAAGTATTTTGCCATATTGACCAATTTGGGCGCGGCCAAGCTGGCGAACGCGACCGCATTGGGTACTCAACTGGAAATTACGCACATGGCTGTGGGGGATGGTGGCGGAGGCTTACCGATTCCTAATCCTGCGCAAACGGCACTGATTGGTGAGCGTCGGCGTGCGGCCATTAACCTGTTGACGATTGACCCGCTCAACAACAGTCAGATTATTTCTGAGCAGGTGATCCCCGAAGACGTGGGCGGTTGGTGGATCCGTGAAGTGGGCTTGTTTGATAAAGACGGCTCATTAGTTGCCATTGCCAACTGCCCAGAAACGTACAAGCCGCAGCTGCAAGAGGGCAGTGGTAGAACGCAAACTATCCGTGTGATTTTGATTGTCAGCAGTACGCAGTCGGTATCCTTGAAAATCGACCCGTCCGTTGTTCTGGCAACGCGTCAGTATGTGGATGATAAGGTTATTGAGGTGCGTGAGTATGCGGACAAACTCATGGAGTTACATGCCGAAGCTGATGACCCGCACAAGCAATATGCGAAAGTCTCGAATGCTCCTGAGACGTTGAATGATTTGGGTAAAGTGGCTGCAGCTATTAATAACGACCCGAAATTTTCAGAGAGTATAGGCAAGAGCCTCAACGAGTGTAAGCTCGGTAGATTACTAAACGTTAGGTTGTTCTCCACATCTGGCGTTTATCGCCCAACTTCGGGGACTAAAACAATCGTTGTTGAACTCATCGGCGGCGGTGGCGGTGGCGGTGGCGCATCAACAACGCCCCCCGGCCAAGTCAGCATTGGCGGTGGTGGTGCTGCCGCATGTTACATAAAGTTTAAGGTCAACAATATTACAGATGAGCTGTCCGTTAACGTGACCATTGGTTCTGGTGGTGCTCCTGGTGGTGGAAGCATCAATCAACGGGGAGGCAATGGCGGCAACTCATTATTTGGTGAGTATGCTATTGCTCCCGGTGGAGCTGGAGGGATGTGTATAACGGGTACTCCGCCAATGTTCGCCCAAAATGCTGTCAATAATGAGTTGATCCCTACGTTATCACCGTTAGCGTTAGCGATACATGCTGCTGTAGGTGGTCCGGGGTTCGGAGGATTCATTATTTCATCTACAGGCCAAGCGCTTAGCGGTAATGGTGGTTATAGCTATTTCGGTCATGGCGGTAACAATATAGGCACAAATAGTCCTGGAATGGATGCTAAATCATATGGTGCGGGCGGTTCAGGTTCATGTAACAACGGATTGAATGCTAATTTGCCTACTCTTGGTGGCCGTGGAGCAGGCGGTTTTTGCGTGGTATGGGAGTACTCATAATGCGATATGCATTAATAAATGCAGACGGTATGGTAGAGAATGTCATCGAATGGTCAGGCGATGGAGAATGGTCACCGCCTGATGGTTTAGTCGCAGTAACAACTGACATTGCTGATATAGGTTGGATTTTTAGTGAGGGTGAGTTTCAGCCGCCGAGTATTGTTATTCATCCAGATGAGTTAATTGCACAGGCTGAAACAGAAAAGTCGGCTCGTATAGAAAATGCAAAGCAGCACATCAGCCTTTGGCAAACCCAGCTCCAACTTGGCATGATTTCCGATACCGATAAAGCATCACTTATTGCGTGGATGAACTACATCACTGCACTGCAGGCTGTGGACACATCAACCGCACCGGAGATCGACTGGCCGACCCCGCCAGACGCCTAATTTGTGCGGGGCCATTGTGTCATCAGCGACACAACGGTAACGAAGTGCAGCATTTTCTCTATCCTTTCACCATAGCGGAACACCTTAACCGGAGATCCGCTTTATGGCGCAAGATTATCACCACGGTGTCCGTGTCCAAGAAATCAACGAGGGCACGCGCACCATCCGAACTGTCAGTACCGCCATCATTGGGATGGTGTGTACTGGCGATGATGCGGATAGCACCGCATTCCCCCTGAATAAACCCGTTCTAATTACCGACGTTGTAACCGCGCAAGGCAAAGCCGGTAAGACAGGCACGCTGGCGAGCGCGTTAGATGCTATTGCTGACCAGAGTTCGCCGGTTGCCGTGGTGGTGCGTGTTCAGCAGGGCGAAACCGAAGACGAAACTACATCCAATATTATCGGCGGCGTGACTGACGAAGGTAAGAAAACCGGCATGAAAGCCTTGCTGGCTGCGCAAGCTCAGTTGGGCGTAAAACCGCGCATTCTGGGTGTGCCGGGGCACGATGTGAAAGCAGTGACGACCGAGCTGACTGCAATTGCCCAATCGCTGCGCGGGTTTGTCTATGCCAGTGCATACGGCTGCAAAACCGTTGAAGAAGTGATCGCCTACCGTAAGAACTTTAGCCAACGTGAGCTGATGCTGATTTGGCCGGATTTTGTCTCGTGGGATACCACCACGAATGCAGATACCACCGCCTTTGCCACTGCGCGTGCGTTAGGCTTACGCGCCAAGATTGACCAAGAGATTGGCTGGCATAAGTCCCTGTCTAACGTTGGCGTCAACGGGGTAACGGGTCTGTCTGCTGATGTGTTCTGGGATTTACAAAACCCTGCGACTGATGCCGGTCTACTCAACGAAAACGATGTGACCACGCTGATCCGCCAGAACGGTTTCCGCTTCTGGGGTTCCCGCAGCTGCTCGGATGACCCGCTGTTTGCTTTTGAGTGTTACACCCGTACCGCCCAAGTGCTGGCTGACACTATGGCCGAAGCCCATATGTGGGCCATTGATAAGCCGCTGACCCCATCTTTAGTCCGCGACATCGTGGAAGGCATCAACGCAAAACTGCGTGAGATGGTATCGCAAGGGTATTTGCTGGGTGGTCGCTGCTGGGTAGATCCCGCCATTAATACCAAAGAGTCACTCAAGGCAGGCAAGTTGTTACTGGATTACGACTATACCCCTGTCCCACCGCTGGAAAACCTGATGTTACGCCAGCGTATTACGGATAAATACCTGATGGATTTTGCATCCAAGGTTAAAGGTTAAGGGGGCTACAGATGGCATTACCTCGCAAACTCAAATACCTCAACATGTTCAATGACGGTGAAAACTGGATGGGCATTGTTGAGTCCTTCACCTTGCCAAAGCTGACCCGCAAGTTTGAAAAATATCGCGGCGGCGGTATGTCAGGCGCGGCAGACATTGATTTGGGTCTGGATGATGACGCACTGGCCTGTGAGTTCACGCTCGGCGGTACGGAAATTCTGGTGTTCAGACAGTGGGGCGCGGCCAAGGCCGACGCGGTTCAGCTGCGCTTTACCGGCTCAATTCAACGTGATGATACCGCCGAAGTGATGGCCGTTGAGGTAGTTGTTCGTGGTCGTCACAAAGAGATCGACGGTGGTGACAACAAGCAGGGTGATAGCTCAACCACCAAAATCAGTTTTTCCCCGACCTACTACAAGCTGACCATCAATGGTGAAGAGCTGATTGAAATCGACACTATCAACATGATTGAGCGCGCGAATGGCGTCGATTTGTTGGAAGCACACCGCACCGCTATCGGCCTCTAATCTGACTGTCTCACAGTGCGCGGCACGGGCCGCGCCATATCAATTTCAATAGGAACACGTATGACTACACCAACCCAAGAAACCCCAATCACCATGGATATTGCCAGCGGTGAAGTAACCCAAAAGACCGTCGAGCTGGATACCCCGATTCAGCGTGGTAACCAAACCATCACGCACGTTGTGGTGCGTAAGCCTCAGTCCGGTGCGTTGCGAGGCTGTCGCTTACAAGCCTTGATGGAAATGGACGTGGACTACATGACACTGGTGCTGCCACGGGTCACGACGCCATCCCTGACCCGTGCCGAAGTCATGACAATGGATCCGGCTGACCTCATTTCGTTGAGTACGGAGGTGGTGCTTTTTTTGCTGCCGAATCGGGTGAAGTCCGATATCCAGACAGCTTAATGGTAGAAGACCTGATGGCAGATATTGCCACGGTCTTTCACTGGTCACCTGCCGTCACTGACGACATGTCATTGCCTGAATTACTGGAGTGGCGGCATCGGGCGATTTTGCGCAGTGGTGCTAATGATGAGTGATAGAAATTTGCGTTTGCAGGTAGTGCTCTCTGCCGTCGAAAAGCTAACCCGCCCATTCAAACAAGCTCAGGCCAGCACCCGTGCGCTGGCCGCTGATGTAAAAAACTCCCGCGATGAACTCAAACGGCTAGAGCAGGCCGGTCAAAAACTCACATCATTTAACGCCCTTTCTCGGGCGGTCAAGCAGACCGGCAGCGAGCTGGAGCAAGCCCGACTGAAAGCGCAGATGATGACCCGCGAGTTATCTCAACTCGACAGCACCACCAAGAAGCAGACCAAGGCACTGGAAGACCAGTGGCGAGCGGTCAGCAAGTTGGAGGCAAAGCAGCGGGATGGTGTACTGCAGATGGGGAAAACCCGCGCAGAGCTATACCGCATGGGAATATCGGCCAAAGATGGTGAACAAGCCACGGCGCGGATAGCGTCTGAAACCGAGCGGTATAACGCCAAGCTCAAAGAGCAAGAGCGCATGTTAAAGCGCGTGGGCGAACGGCAGCGAAAAATGGCCGAGGCCAAGGCGCAATACAGCAAAACACTAGAAGTGCGTGATCGGATTGCCGGTGCTGGCGCGTCCTCTATGGGGGCGGGGATCGCGATGGGGATGCCGGTATTCAATGCCGTGAAAAGCTACAGCGCAATGGAAGATGCCATGAAAGGCGTCGCCAAGCAGGTCAATGGTTTGCTGGATGATAACGGCGGTCGAACAGCCAAATATCAGGAGATGCAAAAGGAGATCCAGCGCCTGAGTGAAACATTGCCGATGGCAAACGGTGCCATGGATATAGCGGCCTTAGTTGAAGGTGGTGCCCGAATGGGCGTCGCCAATGACAAAGACCCGTGGGACAAACAGAAAAAAGACCTACTGAGCTTTGCCGCGGTATCGGCCAAAGCGTCCAAGGCGTTTGAAATGCCCGCAGACCAACTGGCCGAAGACCTTGGGAAAATCGCGTTTCTCTACAAAATCCCGATGAGGAACATCGAAGACTTGGGCGACACCCTCAACTATCTGGATGACAACGCCCAATCCAAAGGCGCAGACATCATCAATGTGATGCAACGGATGGGGGATATTGCCGACAAGATGGACTACAAGCAGGCGGCTGCATTGGGGTCTACGTTCTTGTCTCTCGGGGCGGCTCCCGAAGTGGCAGCATCGGCAAGTAAGGCCATGGTGCGTGAGCTGGGTATCGCATCAATGCAGAGCCAGCGATTCAGTGACGGGATGAAAAGCCTTGGCCTGAATGCGACTCAACTAGAAAAAGGCATTGCCAATAATGCGGTGGCGACCATCAAGGATGTGCTGGGCCGGATTAAAGGGTTGTCGAAAGAGAAGCAGCTTAGCGTGATGACGCAGCTGTTTGGTAAAGAGTTCGGCGATGATGCACAGAAGCTAGGGCTAAACATTGATGAATTTATTCGTCAGCTGGACTTAACCCAAAAGGCCGGCGCGAAAGGCTCCATGCAACGTGAGTCTGATATCGATAAGAACTCGTTATCGTCGCAATATCTGCTGCTGAAAACAGGGGTCAATAACACCTTCTCTTCTCTGGGTCAGTCTCTGCGGGATCCGTTGATGGAGATCATCACTCTGGCGAAGCAGGCTACCGGTGCATTTCGACGTTTTGTCGAAGAAAACCCGCGTTTGGCTGGGGTGCTGATGAAAACAGCGGCGGGCCTTTCTGTGTTGTTGATTGTCATGGGGTCAATCGCGGTGGCAGTTGCAGCCATTATTGGCCCGATGGCTGTGATGCGTCTGGGCTTTGCAATGGTTGGCGTAAAACTGCCCAGCATCATCGGCATGCTGGGCGGCTTGGCTAAAGGCGTGCGTTTTGTTGGCTCGGCGATGTTGTGGCTGGGGCGTGCCATGTTAACTAACCCGATATTGGCCGTGTTGGCGGCGATTGCTATCGCTGCAATTTACATCTGGCAGAACTGGGACACCTTGGGGCCAAAGATAAAGGCGCTCTGGGCCAGCATTACCCAGTGGACGCAGCAAACATGGGACGCGATCACCCGATTTATCTCAACCAAATGGGATGAGATTGTGGCGGGGGCGAAGGCATTACCCGCGCAGTTTGTCGAAGCAGGGCGAGGCATGATTGATAGCTTGCTTGCTGGCATCAATGAGAAGTGGGAAACCCTGAAAGCGAAACTGACCTCTCTATCCAGCTATTTACCTGATTGGATGAAATCGGATAACGCATCAGTGCCAGCCGCTGCTGCGCAAGTGATGCCCAAAGTGACGCAGCAAAAATCAGGGTGGGGCTTTGCAGGGCTGTTCGACGCCGGTGGATATATCCCGTCGGGTCAGTTTGGCATTGTCGGTGAACGTGGGCCGGAGTTGGTTAATGGGCCAGCCAGAGTGACCGGTCGCAAACAAACGGCAGTCATGGCGGCAGTAGCCGCGCTGGGAATGAGTGCGGCAGTGCCTGCAGCGGCTGCGCCATTGCATCCCATGAGCTTACCGGCGGCGGAATACCGAACATCATCAACGGTGTCTGTGAAACAGAATGCGGCGCCGGTAGTCAGTGCGGGTAAAACAGAAATTCATATTCACGCGGCAGCCAATCAGTCACCGCAAGACATTGCACGCATCGTCATGCAGGCGATGGATGAACGTGACCGCAAGCTGCAAGCCCGTGCGCGTAGCCAGTTTAGTGATCGGGAGATGTTCTAATGATGTTGTCTCTGGGGCTATTCGTTTTCATGTTGAAAACGGTGCCGTACCAAGAACTGCAACAACAAAAAGCATGGCGTCATGCGACGAATAGCCGCATTGGTCGCCGTCAGTCCTCGCAGTTCTTGGGGCCGGACACTGACGCGATAACGCTGACCGGTACTCTTTTCCCCTCATTAACCGGTGGCCGTTTCTCTATGCTGACGCTGGAACAAATGGCGGATACCGGCAAAGCGTGGTCGTTGCTCGACGGCGCAGGGACGATTTACGGCATGTACGTGATCGAGAGTATCAACCAGACAAAGAAAGTCTTTTTTAGTGATGGCTCGGCACGTCAGATTGATTTCACCATTTCGTTAAAGCGAGTGGATGAATCGCTGACAGATATGTTTGGTGACTTGGCCGACCAGCTGGGCCAAATGAAAGATAACGTGAGCAGTGCGATAGGCGGGATGTTGTCATGACTCTGGATTGGCTTGAGGGGCAGGAGAACACCCCAGCATTTAGTCTGACCATGGAGGGTCAGGACATTACCACCAAAATTGAAAAACGGTTGAAGTCACTGACCCTGACAGACAATCGCGGTTTTGAGGCTGACCAGTTGGATATTGAACTGGATGACGCTGATGGTGCACTGAAATTACCGCGCCGAGGCGTTGGCCTCACGCTGGCGTTAGGCTGGAAAGGGCAAGCGTTGACCCCAAAGGGACGTTTTACGGTTGATGAGATAGAGCACTCTGGTGCGCCGGACGTGTTAAGAATTACGGCAAGAAGTGCCGATTTTCGTGACACGCTGAATATCCAGCGGGATGCGTCATACCACGACGTTACGCTGGGCGACATTGTGACCACCATTGCCAAGCGCAATAAGCTGGAAGTCGCACTGGATAGTGAAATGGCAAAGACTCACATCAATCATGTGGATCAAACCAATGAGTCAGACGGCAGCTTTTTAACACGACTAGCAAAACAGGAAGGGGCGATAGCCTCAGTCAAAGGTGGAAAGCTGTTATTTATCCGCCAAGGGCAAGGGAGAACCGCCAGCGGTAAGCCTATTCCTGCTGTAACCATTACACGCGCCAAAGGTGATGGGCATCGGTTTGGATTGGCCGACAGAGGCGCATATACCGGTGTAACGGCGAATTGGCTCAATACGCGCGAGCCAAAAAAGAAAGAGCAAGTTGCCGTTAAGCGTAAGCGCCGAACCTCAAAGCCGAAAGAGCCGGAAGCCAAGCAAGGTGAATACCTGATGGGAACGGAAGGCAACGTGTTGGTGTTGGGGCATACCTATGCCAACAAAGGTAATGCTGAACGTGCTGCAAAGGCTGCATGGCAAAAGCTGCAGCGGGGGGTTGCCACATTCACAATCGATTTAGCTCGAGGGCGAGCAGACCTGTATCCGGAGATGCCGGTTAAAGTGAACGGGTTTAAAGCTGAAATTGACGCAGCTGATTGGCTGCTGACTACGGTGACCCATTCATTAAACGAGAGCGGCTACACGAATACTTTAGAGCTTGAGGTAAAGATTGATGATTTGAGCATGGAGTAAAACTGTTCCATTTTGGGTTGTTGATGTAGAATGATTTACGTTTAGTGAATGATGTTGGGAGAAAATTATTATGATGAATTGTCCAATATGTGGGTGCCCGGCACATACGCGCAGCAGTTTCGTTGTTACTAATGAAACTAAAGAACGCTACAACCAGTGCACCAATATCAATTGCAGCCATACGTTTGTTTCCCATGAAACAGTGGTCCGCTCAATCACAAAGCCAAATGTGATCAACATGGTGAACCCACATCCACAAGGCCAGCAGACAGTGATGGCTTTGTGA